AGCAATGTTGGTCATTAGGGGGTGGGGGGTTAAAACTTGTTCATTACTATCTCCATGTGGTCCCACACCCTCATTTTTTCCCTTCAAGGCTCCAAGCCGATTTGTGCGTTTTATTATTTGGTTGGTTTAGGTAAAGGGTAGAAAAGGAGATTAATTTAAATGGGTACAAATCCAAACCAGATTGAAAGCGAAGCGAGGTCGTTATTAAGTAGGGTGCGCAAAGAAGTTAAGAGCATACCTAATTACAAGGGCTCTGTTACTGGGCTTCCTTCTGAGACACCGTTTCAGATAATTAGCAACAGCGTTACTGCTGCTCGTCGCGCTGTTCGTTTTTTAAAAGGCAAGCCGTCTAAGGGCGCATTGGTAAAAAAGCAAAATTCTTTACTAAGAATTGTAAAAGATGCAGAAACTTTAAGAAAAACTGCTCACGGTTTAGGGGGTAAGGGCGACAATAGCTTAACTCCTACAACTACACGCACTAAGCAAGAACATAAAAATAAAATGCAAAAGGCTAGGGAAGATGGTTCTTAAGAAACATCAAAGTCCTTCTGGCGGATTAAACGAAGCTGGTAGACGTTACTTTAAAAACAAAGAGGGTGCTAATTTAAAGCCACCTCAACCTCAAGGTGGCCCAAGGAAGCGTTCTTTCTGTGCGCGTATGGGTGGTGTTAAGGGGCCGATGAAGGATGAAAAAGGTCGGCCTACTAGAAAGGCTTTAGCGTTAAGGAAGTGGAAGTGTTAAATGAGTTTATATAGGAATATAAACAAACGAAAGGCAGCAGGGACAAGTCGTTCTAAGGATAAGTCAACTGTCAGTGACAAGGCTTATAAGAACATGAAAGCTGGCTTTCCCAAGAAGAAGAAGTCTAATGCCAAGCAGTCCTAATTACGTCCGTGATTACTCTATGAGTGGTGAGGGTAAGTACGACAAGTCACCTAAGAGGATGGCTGATAATCGTGCGCGTAAAAAGGCGCGTTCTTTGTTGGAGAGGGCTGGCAAGGCCAAGCGCGGTGATGGCAAGGACGTAGACCACAAGAACGGTAATCCAAGGGATAACAGTCCTAAGAATTTGCGTTCTGTTGGCAGAGCGACTAATAGATCAATTAGGCGCAACAAGAAAGCGGGGAAAGCCTGATGATTATTGGTGCAATTATGAGTGCTATAAGTGGCGGTCAGCAAAGGGCTGGCGATATGGTGGGAGCAATGGGCAATGACATTGCTATTGGTCTTGGTTTAAAAGAAAATGTTGGGGGCCGTCACTCTGGATACTCAAGAAGAACTGAGGCTCGTAAAGCCAGAGAAAAAGACGCAATTGATAATTACTACCTTTACAAAGAAGATGATAAGCCTCGCCAAGCAGCGCGACCTGTCGGGCCACCCCCGCCACCTCCGATAAAAACGGTGGATCAGTTCTATGCTGAATTATCTAACAAGCATTTATGGGGTGCATTGCCTAGTTTAAGAATGGAGCGTGGGGATAGCCCTGCGCCCCGATATGGCAATGTAGACTTGCAGCAAAGAGAGGGCGGCGTAGCCAGATCGTTGTTTAATCCGTATGGAGAATGAAGCTCAGTTAATAGCTGATAAAATATTTAAAGACTTTCCTATATTTAAAGGTATTGAGGTTTCCGACAAACGGGATATGATTTCCTTGTTTGAGGGTGATGACCGTCAATTAGAGTTTTACCATCCAGAAGATAGCCCAACTAAGGGGTTCTTAATGGAGATTTACAATCCAGCGTTACAAGGCAAGAAATTACAGGACGCAATATTTGGGGAAATGCTACACGCCGCACCCTCATTATCTCCTGCGTATAAAAAGGCTAAACAAGATTTGGTTCTCACGTTTACACCAGCGCAAATTGAGAGCCACAAAAGAGCATATGAGCAATCTGGTGACACAAGACCGTTTGATAAATTCATGGATGTGAGCAGAACGGACGCTTTTATTCGCGGCTATATAGCCAATCAGTGGCCTGATTACCCATATACAATAATTCAAAGGCGTATGATGGATCAGATGATAAACGATTTGCATAGGAGTAAGTCGGAATGACCTTTATTAATACCCTTTCTCAGCAAGAGCGAGACACGCTTAGGCGAGTTGTTAAGCTAACTCACATGAAGCATTACCCTAATGACTTTGTAACCAACTACGAGACTGACAAAATGATTGAGGCTATAGGCCCAGAGGTTGCAGCCAAGATGATTAAGGTTGGCATTGATCAAAAAATAATGAGCAAGTAATGGTTGATTTTAAGTACAAGCCTGATGGAGAGATTATTAAATCTTTTATGAAGGATGATACTTTCTTTCGCGGCATACGTGGCCCTGTTGGTTCTGGCAAATCTGTATGCTGTTGCGTTGAGGTTTTTCGTCGCGCCTTGCAGCAGGAAAAAGCCCCTGATGGAATACGAAAAAGTAGATGGGCTATTATTCGTAATACCAATCCGCAGCTAAGAACAACCACAATTAAAACTTGGCTTGATTGGTTTCCAGAAGGTGAGTGGGGTAAGTTTAATTGGTCGGTTCCTTACACCCACAGAATCAAACGGGGCGACATTGACCTAGAGGTTATCTTCTTAGCTTTAGATAGACCCGAAGATGTTAAGAAACTTCTCTCTTTAGAGTTATCAGGTATATGGATTAATGAGGCTAGAGAAATTCCGAAGTCAATTATCGACGCTTGCACAATGCGCGTGGGTCGGTTTCCTTCTATGCGTGATGGTGGTCCTACGTGGAATGGCGTCATTGCCGATACTAATGCTCCCGAAGAAGATCACTGGTGGCCTATTATGGCCGGTGAGGTTCCAATCCCTGACCATATACCAAGTGAGCAAGCTAAGATGCTCGTTAAGCCTTCTAACTGGTCGTTCTATACGCAACCCGCTGGGATGGTTGCGGAGAAAAACGAAGAAGGGGAAATAGAGGGTTACATTCCTAATCCAAAAGCTGAGAATGTTAATAATATGCTGCAAAGCTATTACCCTAATCTAGTGCAGGGTAAGACTAAAAGCTGGATTGATGTATATGTAATGAATCAATTGGGCCATATACAGGACGGTAAACCTGTGTATCCTATGTTTGCTGCTGATGTTCACGTTGCCAAAGAGGAAATACCCATTGCTGCCGCTGCGCCCGTTTATGTGGGTATTGATTTTGGTCTTACTCCTGCTGCTGTATTTGCTCAGAAAGTTAGAGGGCGGTGGCTGGTTCAGTCTGAAATAGTTGCTATTGATATGGGCATTGTGCGATTTGCCGAAGTGCTAAGAAATGAGTTATCAACCCGCTTCGCTGCTGCTGGTGAGGTTATTATCTATGGTGATCCTGCTGGTGACTTTAGAGCGCAGACAGATGAATCAACACCATTCCATATTCTTCGCGGTGCGGGGCTTCGTGCTTTTCCTGCGCCTTCTAATTCTGTTGACCTTCGCCTTGAGTCGGTTTCCTCCCAACTGACAAAAATGGTGGAGGGCAAACCTGCGTTACTTGTAGATCGGCGGTGCGCCACTCTTATCAAAGGATTTGAGAGCGGATACTCCTACAAACGTATGGAAGTTTCGGGTGAGAGGTACGCCGATAAGCCCGATAAGAATATGTTTAGCCATGTGCATGACGCAGCACAGTACCTTTTCTTAGGTGCTGGCGAGGGTCGCGCATTAATGAACAGTCAAAAGCCTATGCGCCCATCTATTGCGAGTAGAAGTTTTGATGTTTTTAGCAAATCTAACAAGAGTGCTAGGAAGAAACAAAGCCTTTGGGCAAGGCTTTAGTTAATTTGTGCATTGTTTATTTATGTAAGTTGTGGTTCTGAGTCGCAACAAAGGAGATTATTATGTGTTTTCCCAAGCCTAAAGTTGTTGTTGCTCCCCCTCAAGAGAGCGAAAGCGCCAATCAAGCCGCAGCGCAAGCTAGAGTTAATGCAGAAGAAGCAAAGCGTAGAGAGGTTGAGGAACGAGCCAACACTAAGCGCGAGGAAATTTCTGTAGCTTTAGATCGCAAAACTGAAAAGGGTCGAGGCGGTAAGGGCGTAGGTCGCCGTTCTTTATATAGTTCTACTGGCGGCGGTCAGGGATATTTAAGTAGGTTTGGCTAATGGAATATAACAACAACGCCTTAGTTAAAGGTAAGGTCAAGCGTTACGAAAAGGCAAAATCCTTTCGTGATAACTGGGTTCCTTTGTTTGAGGAATGTTATGAGTACGCTTTGCCAATGCGTGAGTCGTTTTATTATGAGGAAGCGGGTCAGCGCAGGGATGATCGTATTTTTGATGAAACGGCTGTTGTTGGCGTCCAAGAATTTGCAAGTAGATTGCAGTCTGGTTTGGTTCCAAACTTTGCTAGATGGGCTGATCTTATGGCTGGCAGTGAAGTTCCTAAAGAGGATCGGGACGAAATAGATAATGAGTTAGATTCCGTAACTGATTATGTATTTGAGATACTGCAAAACTCCAACTTTAGCCAAGAAGTGCATGAATCATTTATGGACTTGGCTGTTGGCACTGGAATTTTATGCGTTGAGGAAGGGGATTCAATTAATCCAATTAACTTTACCTCAATACCTTTGCCGCATGTTGTTTTAGATACTGGCCCTGACGATAAAATTGACCATGTATTTAGAGAAAGAAAGAACATCCCGTTTGATTCTTTGCCTATTATGTACCCCAATGCAAAACTTGACCCCAAGGTTGAGAAGATGATGGGTGCTGACAGGGACACTAATATCCTTGAGATACTTTGCAGAGATTATTCTCAGAAGAATGAGGAAGCATATTACCATTATGCTCTATGCTTGGTTACTAAAACCATTCTACACGAAAAGCAGATGAAGGGATTGGGTTCTAATCCGTTTGTTTGTTTCCGCTGGTCTAAGTGCGCTGGCGAAGTTTATGGGCGAGGCCCTTTACTCAACGCATTATCTGCAATTAAAACCACTAACCTGACTATTGAGTTAATTCTCGAAAACGCTCAAATGTCTATTGCTGGTATTTATCAAGTTGATGACGATGGGGTAATTAATCCTGATACAATAAATTTAGTTCCGGGTTCTATTATACCAAAAGCTATGGGCAGTTCTGGGTTGCAGCCGTTACAAGCTGCTGGCAACTTTGATGTTGCTCAACTTGTTCTTTCTGACATGCGCCTTAATATTAAACGCGCTTTGTATAATGATATGCTTGGTAATCCTGATAAAACCCCTGCATCTGCTACTGAAGTTGCGGAGCGTATGGCTGATTTATCTCGTCGTATTGGCTCTGCATTTGGTAGATTACAGGCTGAATTGGTACAGCCAGTGTTGCAGCGTGTAATTTATATACTTAAAAAGCAGGGTCGCATTGAAGTGCCGCAAGTAAACGGGCGCGAAATTAAAATTCGTTCTGTTTCTCCGCTTGCACAGGCACAAGCAAATCAGGATATAACAACCGTTGCTCGGTTCTTAGAGTTAATCGGTAGCACGTTTGGACCTGAGATGATGCAGATATTAATTGATAGTGAGGAAACAGCGGTTCACCTTGCTAAAAAGTTTGGTGTTCCTGAGTCCTTGATTCGTGATGAAAAAGAGCGTAAAGCCATGACTGCAATGGCGCAGCAAATGGCGCAACAGCAACA